CATCAGAAGGATGTCGACGAGGAGCTCCATATCGCTCTCGCGGCTCTTCTTGTAGAGGCGCGCCTTCTCGGCCAGCGTGACGGGAGTGGCGTGGATCGTCAGCTTCCACTCGGGCACCTCGATCTTTTTGGTGCCGAGGGAGGCGAAGTGTTCGCGAACTAGGTCAATAGCATCCATCCTTCACCTCAGACCGTCAAAGTGGACAGCGCGCCGTTGCCCTCGATGCTGATCGAGCCCTCGACCATCCCGTCAAACGCGGCGCTGATGTCGAACTTCGTCACGATGCCGCTTCCGGTGTAGTAGGTGGACGTCGACGCGATGCCCTCGGGATAGAGGTTCACGGTCACGGTCGAGCCGATGGTCAGCGCGATCTGGCCGGCATCGGTCTCGTCCCAGTAGAGGTCGCCGTTGACGCTCCAGGTCTTCAGCGTGGCCTTCCGCGTGCGGTAGGTGTCGCCGATGACCGAGTCCTCGACGACGTCGGAGGAGTGGGCCAAGGAGTAGTTGCGGAGCTCGCCGATGGTGGTCGACGAGATTTTGACGGTGCCTTCGCGGCCTAAGTGGTTCGCCATTTTAGTCGGTGGTTAAATAGATGCAGGAGAAGGTGTGACGAGCGACGCCCCAGCGACGCTCTTCGTCAGGCTCGATCACATAATCGACGGACGTCAGAAGTAGGTCATCACAGACGCCGCCCAGAGTCACGTCAGCGAGCACCGCGGCCTCGACCGCGGCCGAGCCCGTATCGAATAGGTCGTCGATGATCGTCGTCGAGCCGGCCACCTCCGCGGTGAAATAATCTACCATCACTTGCAGAGTGCGGTACTGCGTCCGATTTGACGGCGACAGCGTGCGAACCTCAATCTGCTCGCTGACGGCGTAAACGGCGGCAGACGGGAAGCTCGTTGAGGCAAGCGTGTTGTTCCGGCCCTTGAGTAGATTCGCGGTGGGCACGACGCTAGCCTGCGTCAGCTTTAGCCCGATGGCGTTGCGGATGTTGGTGCGGGTGCTCACGCGGCAAGAAGTTGTGGCATCGTTTGTTCGCCCAGTTCTGGGATAGGTTGGGCGCCTTGAACACGAGTGAATCCTAGGTTGACGGCCTTGCCAGCTAAGAGCCGCTTCACCTTTTTCATCGTTGTAGATACGCGGGAGTTAAACGCGCCGTCGATCATCCGCTGGTAATTCGGAATCTTAACATTGCGATTTCGAGCTGCGATAAAAACTGGGCGCTCGTTTGCCCTACCAAACCAAAACGCAACGTCGCCGGCCTTCTCAGCTAAAGGCTCCGCAAATTTCTTGTAGCGAGCCCTCGTCGCCTTCGCCGCTGGAATCCATCCGGCAACGGTCCAGCCCACGCGGTCCTCGATTGCCTTACGATAGCGTCTCGCGTCGGTCTTGTAGGCCGCCACGTTCTGATCCTTCGGGATTCGGCCGTACTTGTTGCGCGCGCGCAAATGAACTTCTGCGACCTGAGTGATATCCGATAGGACGCGCCGGCCGCCCCAGTAGGAGATCTTGGGGTTTCGCAGTAAGTTGTTCAGCTTCTCAGTCTCGCGCCGACGAACCATCCGCGCCATCGATTCATAGATGCTTCCCGGTGCAGCCTTGGCCTTTAGAGTGTTGTAATCCAGCACCGCGGTCATCTTGCCGATGTCCTTGCGGACCGCGTTAACGCCCTGCTTCTTGCTTTTTGGAGGAGTGAACTTGATGAATAATTGCGTGAGATACCGGCCCTCTTCCTTGATGATTGGGCCAAGGCCGAACTGCGAGGCGCGCGCGAGCTCAGTCAGCGCCGCGGACAAGCGTTCATTCTCGATTGTGATCGCGATCATATCACCTTGCAGACGTCGATCTCACAGCCCGCGCCCTCCGCGTCGAACCGCACCTGCTCCACGAAGTAGGTCGTGCCGGCCCGCACTAGCGTCTGACTCTGCGCCGGCGTGCCCGTGACCGAGGAGGTCGTGAAGAAGACCGTGAACTTCACGTCGTCCCGGCGTTGGTCCTCGAACTCGTCAAAAAGGTTCCGGCTTGAAGACCAGACGCCGGTGATCGTGCTGCCGAGGTAGGAGAACGTAATGCCGGCTTGCTCCAGAATGGCGCCCTGGTCGAGCGCCAGCTGCACGGGATCGAAGTCGCGGACTGCGGCCATACTTAATCTCCAACTGTCACAACGCGCGAGGCCGGCGAGAAGGCATCATCCTGTGCGACGCCAGACGAGACGTGCCAGAACTCCTTCCGCACCGCGCCGGCGATGATGCACGGGGAGGAGTTGATCGTGAACATCTCCTCCGCGTCGCGGATGATCCGCGGCAAGTGCGCTGGAGACTTCGCCCGAAGGATCATCGTCTGCGGCACGCGCCAAGTCAGGAGCTTCGCCTCCTGCGCCTCGTCCGCGAGGAAGACAATCGGCCGCTTGGCGACCCGCCGGCAGGCTTCCATCAGAGGCCCGGCGTGGTACTGCTTGCCCTGCGAGTAGCCGAACGGCGCGAGCAGGCAGATCTCGCGGCTGAAGCCGTAGTCCTCCAGCGGCGGCTGCTCATCGATCAGGTCGAACTCCGGCCGCTGGTTCAGCTGGGCGAACTCGGGGAAAAGGCCGAAGACGAAGTCGCCCCAGGGTTTCCCGCTCGCGCGGTATTCATCGTAGCGGTGCGGCCAGATCTCAAGCTCGAGCACGCGGCCGAAGCGCATCTTGTCGCGCTGCTTCGGATCCGAGGGCCGCACGTAGCTGACGCAGCCGAAGAGCCCCCAATACTGGGCGAAGCACTCGACGTAGACGGAATGGCCTTGGCTCGCCAGATGCCGCGCAATCGGCAGGACGCGGATAATGTCGCCGAGGCGCTGATTGTAGACGATGCAGATTCTCACGTCTTAAAGACCATCGTAAGAATGTTCGGCCAGTCACCATCATTCTTGCGGACGGCATCCTCTGGCGAGCCGATGAAGACCGGACGAAGCCCATTGATCTCCATCGCGTTCGCCAGCGTTTCCGGCGTGAAGTGCCAGAGGTGCTCGCCTGGACGACGATGCTTCCAGTTGTAGAACCATTCCGCGCCGAGCGCTGGGTGATACCACGGCACGGAGACGATCGCGCCCTCGGCCTCGAACCTCGGAAGCTGCTCGAAGTGCTCAAGCGAGTCGAAGAACGTCAGCACCGGCCAGCGTGTCCGCTGCCACGCGGGATCCACGCGCACGAACGACGGCGCGGGATATGGGGAAACGTCGTAGCCCCAGCAATGGACCCAAGGACTGCGATCGTTGACCGCCCGCAGGAACGCGCCGGTTCCATAGCCGATGTCGCAGACGATAAACGCGTCTGGAAAGAAACGCCGGAACAGCGCAGCGCGGATTTCCGAGAGCTCGCGCTCGGGATACTTCTCGTAGCGCGCGACGTAGGCGTGGTCGTATTGCGCGCGTATCGTGCGGTCGCGCGACATCAGCGCGTCCGTCGAGTTGTGGATGCGATACTCGTAGGTGAATTGACTGCTCAAGGCGTGGTCCATTTGGAATCGGCGTCAGGATTGCGCTGCTTGAATAGCTCTAGTCCGGCATCGTAACGCTCCTTCGTGTTGTTGTGCTTGTAGGTCGCGTCCCATTGGCCCTTCGAGAAGAGCGGATGCCTATGGTGGAACATCACGCGAGTGCGCGCATCGATCACGATTCCGTCGCGCCAGGCTCGGTGCGAGAACTCGTTGTCGCTGAAAACCGACTGGTAGCCCTCGTGGAAGAGCTCGCCGCCCTGCCGCTCGAGCCGGCCGCGAGTCAAAATCGCCATACACAGCAGCTGATCGCCGCGGCTGCCATCGTGAATCGCGACAGCCGCCTCGTCTGATAGCCCCTTGCCGGCGTTCGCGATCTCGGCGAGCAGCATCTCGTCCCAGTTCGGGCACGCGATCCAGTCGTCGGAAAGCTGCACCAGCAGGTCTCCCTCCGCGACCTTGGCCGCCATATTCCAAGCCGCGACGCACGATTGCTTGGTCGAGATCACCGACTGGAACTGGCGCGACATCTTCACGCTCTCAGCGTCGTCCGCGTCCACGGCGAAGATGTGCTCGATCTGTTCGGGGTTCTTCGCGAGGTTGAGCCAATGGCTGCGCGTCGCGTTGGCCTGCGCGGCCCGCCCGCGCGTAGCGTGCAGGAGCGAGATCACCGGCTTGCCCGTTCTGCGCTGCACCGCCTTGGCATCCGTCATCCGGCCGGCGAGCCGCAGGCAGCGAGCGAGGATGTCGTTGCCGGCCCAGCCGTACCACTTCGGCTCGTGCGTCCACGGCCGCTTTTCCGGCGGCGGAAGCGGCGTCTCGTCCATCTGCTGCGCGAAGTGAAGCGCGCGCTCAAATGCGCCGCGGTCAATCAGCGTCAGCGCTAGCATCGCCTTTGCCTCGCGGCACCACGGCAGCACGGCGAACGCCTCGAGCGCGTAGGCAAGCGCTTCCTGGTTGTCGCTCGAGAGCTTGCAGAGGTTGAGGTTGGTCTCGTAGCGGAACGACGGGTCGAGGTCTGGGCACGCCAGCGCTAGCTTGCCGAACTTGATTGCGTTGAACTTGTTCCCCTCGCAGGTCCATTCCTGGTGGACGTAGAAGTAGTTCGTGGAGGCGTTCGCGAGTGCCTTAGAGAGAATGGCGCGATTGCGCTTCCGGTTCGTGACCGAGATCATCTTCGGCTGGTGGATCCAGACCGGCGCCTCGAGATCGGAGATCGTCGTGCCGCGGACAACGCGCAAGTTCTCGTGCACCGGGAAGCGCCAGCGATTCTTCGAGTTGAAGGCGTCGCGGCGGATCGCTCGCTCGCGCATCGGCCGTTTGCCCGTTCCGACGACGTCATAAGGAAAGCGAACGAGCTGCGCGCTTGCCGCCTCCAGCGCGGCCCGCAGGCCGGCGGCATTGTCGATGATATCGTCGCAGTCGCACCAGATCAGCCAGTCGCCGTCGCCCTTC